GGGCGATTGAGCTTTCTACTAATCCCAAGAAAAACTAGTGTACAAAACACCAGACTTTCCATGGGAAAGCAGAGAGCTGAACCCATAGACGCGTATTTAGCGAGACGGATGGTCTTATTCAGGCCACCGTATTCACTAGATACATCAGCCTTCCGGGACCTTGTAGCGTCAAGCGCTTCCCGAAGGAAGCGATGATTCTTGACAAGGAGCCGTACATGCTGATTCGAGACTCTGTCCGAAGCTTCACTCAAATCGAGTGTCGCGAGTTTTCCGAACATGGAACCCTCTCGCGCGAGCCGTTGATTGGGCTCTTGCGATTCGAACAGTACGAATTCGCGCGCATGGTCATCGCGCGCAAACTCTTGCACGATCACCTCGAGAACCCCCTGTTGCATATACTGCATACAGGTTGGTTCCATGGCGATAATGCGCGGAGTCTTGAGCGTTTTAGGAACGGTGATGACCTTGACGGGCATCTCCTTTCCAGGTTCATTGATGGTAACGCGGTCCGTCCTCTCAATGAAGGACTCACTTGGAACCAAGTGCTCCCAGTGTGGGAACAGATGTTCCAAGCGCCGCGTCCACACAACCTGATCATACTTCGCGTTGCCGCGAAGATGATCAGCAGTGGCGCCGGGGCCATGCCTGGGACGTACGGACTCGTTGTAGATACGAGAATCTACACGCGAGAACAGTTCAGCCCAGAGCAATCTCCCGATTCTCCCGAAATCTTCGAAGTGATTCACTTTCGAGGAGATAAGGTTTGAATCGGACCGACGTACCTCAAGTTCACACTTGAGATACCGAATAACCGCCTTGTAAGCTCTCCGAGGAGAGCAAGCAAGGTCAATCTTGCTCCACATCAGTGAAAACTGACGAACAGCATAGATTGATTGGATACACGGGTTCTCAAGCAATCGACCCGTCTTTCGATCGAACACACGGTCAAGGAAACCTCCAAGGAATTGGGGGAGACCCCTGTGATACTGGAAACCAGTAAAACAGTCAGGACCGACAAAACCTTGGTCTAGACTTTTTTGGAAGTCTTCGCCAAAGTTTGCCAGGGTTATCGTAAGAAACGATAACCCCTCGTGTTCGATGCGACGCGTGACCGTCTTATAATCACGCGTGGTGCTAGTGCCGCATCTGATCCCCAAATCAATGAGGATCGGTTGTACGAGCGCGATCGGGCTTTTCATTGCTCCTAGGCCTTTCGCTTAGGTAGACAATCCTCAGCCAGATCGATTGCCAGAGAGACCAGTCAGTTCTCTCCACCCAGCAACTGGGTGACCTTGGCCCCACTCGACGCAGATAGATATGCTACTAAAGCATCAACTACCTGCTTGGCCTCAGTGGTCGTGTATCCGTTCACAGGTGTATCGACGACGATGTACGAAGACATCGACACCTTTACATTCTGATTCGGAATAAACGGATCCGCTGAGATCTTCGAGGAGGTCAATCGCAGCGTCCTCCTGGTTCGCCGCCCGTAGGCGTGCGAAACAGAAAGGCTGGTGAGCCCATCGGCACTTTGAAAAGAGCCGGTGTTCTGACCAGATCCTACCCTCGGAAGAGTGATAGGAACCGCGTTGATTGTGACTGATTGTGGGTCGGCATACGACATGGCAACACCCCTACAACTAGTTTGTACGGCTAAGCCCTGTTTGAGCCTGCCGGCTTAGACTCTTAATCAGAGAGTCTAAGACTATTGGACCCCTTAGTTATGCCAAGGGCGCCCAATATGGCCCAACGTCTCGGTGATAAACTCGAAACGTTGACACCAAATCCATACGGTGTTGCCCTTGTCCTTTTCTTCGAATATTGTGTAAACGAAGAAATGACAGGCGGCAGAGGATCAAGGGTCCAAGGACCCCTGAGCCCCGTTACGGTACGAATACGTGTAGCACGGGTCTCGTGCATAATGTAACCGTACCGTAAAACAGTGCTGTCTTGACTAAGCCAGCTAATATTCTGGACGATCTGTCCAAAATTGCTGAACCAGTCAACCAGCCAGGACCAAGGTGTGAGTTCCCAGACGAGATCAGGAGTAATCCTGGTCCCAAGCAGGTGATTAGCCTGCTGCTCAAACCTTTCCATATTACTGAGAAGTGAATCCATCTCAGCAACATGGTAGGTATAAGCTCCTGAGAACCATACCCTATCGTGGAATTCATCCACGATAGTCAGCCTACCATTCTCGACCATTGGGTAAGTTCCAGAATAGAGCCTGGGATAAACGATCCCGGATCCACCAGAACTTACTACCTCTGTTCGAGTTTGGTCCGCGAGGACGCGCCGACGGCGGACATTACGTCCACCGTCACGTCTGTATTGAGCGAGAAGTTTATTCCCCTCAATAACAGCGTTGGCAAATTTGGTAA